ACTTGGAATCCTTTTCTCGGCTCACCGGATCAGGAAATCAATTTATGGCGTGATCGTATTGTTAGCCGCTCGCGCGATATTACGCGCAACGATGGTTGGGCTACCGGCGCGGTGACGCGTACGTTGGATAATATAATCGGAGGATGTTTTCGTCCGATTGCAAAACCAGATTACCGCGCTCTTCAAGCATACACCGGGAACAAAAAATTTGATGCTGTATGGGCAACAGAATATGGCCGCGAATTGGAAGCTCACTATCGCACCTGGGCGAATGATCCAAACCATTATTGCGATGCAGCGCGCCGTCAAACTATTTCTGAAATTCTCTATCTTGCGTTACGTCATCAATTGATCGACGGCGATTGCGTAGCCACTGCTTTATGGCTTCCAGAGAGAATTGGGTACGGAAAAGCTCGTTATGCTACTTCGATACAGCTCATCGATCCTGATCGTCTCAGCAATCCTCAAAATCAATACGATAATCAAACCTGGCGCGGAGGAGTAAAAGTCGATCATCTTGGCGCGCCGGTAGGTTACTATATTCGCCGCGCGCATATCGGTGATTGGTTCAACGCTGCTGATGCGATGATCTGGGACGAATTACCCCGCGAAACTTCATGGGGCCGTCCTGTTGTTATTCATTCCTTCGTCGCTGATCGGGCCGGGCAGCATCGCGGTGGTATCGGTATTTTTAATTCTGTCATGGAGCGTCTGAAGATGCTCACGCAGTATGACGGCGCTGAACTCGATCAGGCGGTCATCAATGCGATTTTTGGGGCCTATATAAAATCGCCGTTCGATCCTGAGATTGTAGCTTCGGCTCTCGGTAACGAGGGAGCGCTGAACGCTTATCAGCAAGAGCGAATTAAATATCACCAAGGTCGAAATATCAATGTCGGCGGCGCGAAGATGCCGCACTTGTTTCCCGGCGAAGAAATCGTGACCGTGAAGGCCGAACATCCGGCCGCTGCGTTTGCTGATTTTCAGGCAACATTTCTTCGAAACTTTGCGTCGGCTACAGGCTTGTCTTACGAACAGGTGAGTAGCGATTGGTCAAAATCGAATTATAGTTCGGCGCGCGGAGCGATTGTCGAAGCATGGAAAACATTGCAGCGCCGCCGCGCGCATTTCTCAACTGGTTTTGCCAATCCAGTTTTCTCGCTGTTTGTAGAGGAATGTTTTGACGTTGATCATCTTCCTCTGCCAAAAGACGCACCTGAATTTGCAGAATGTCGTGGAGCGTACTCAGCATGTCGCTGGCTCGGACCTTCGCGTGGAGCTATCGATCTCGACAAGGAAATCAAGGGCAGTATGTTGTCGATGGAGGCTGGCCTGTCTACGCTGGAGGCAGAAGCTGAAATTTACGGTGAGGATTGGGAAGAAACGCTCGACCAACGTAAGACAGAGATCGACGCGTTCAAAGAGCGCGGCATTCCTGTTCCTTCGTGGGGCAACAAACCTGACGAAGTTGTGCAAACTGAAAGGATTGGTTGATCATGAATCGATTCCCGGAATTATCTCAGCGAATATTCAATACACCGCTCGCGATTTCTCCGGCGAAAGCGGAGATTATTCTGTGCGGTTTGTACGGCCGATTTGGAGTAATGGAAGCATATCGTGAAGATGGCTCTGAAATACACCTCGCAGCGCAAATCGCGAACGGTCAAGTCGGTTCTGAAAAAGATTACGCGGTTGAGCAGGGTATAGCGATTATTCCGGTAACTGGAACTCTCGTCCACAAGAGCAGCTATATGGGTGCTCTTTCTGGTGTGACCGGGTATGATCGAGTTCGCCGTGATTTTAATGCTGCGCTTTCTGATTCTACCGTCAAAGGAATTGCTTTCGATATCGATTCTGGTGGGGGCGAAGTTTCTGGTTGTTTTGATCTTGTCGAAGAAATTTACGCCGCGCGCGGCGGTGGTAAGCCGATGATGGCGATCTTGAGTGAGTGTGCATATTCGGCCGCATATGCGATTGCATCGGCTTGTGAAATTGTTACCGTCCCGCGCACTGGCGGCACCGGCTCGATTGGTGCGGTAATGATGCACGTTGATTGTTCAGAACATCTTGAAAAAGAAGGCATGCGCGTAACAATGATTCATTACGGCGCTCGCAAGGTAGACGGTAATGAGGCATCGCCATTGAGCAAAGAGGCGCGCGCAAAAATGCAGCACATGGTCGATGAGACTGGTGAATTATTCGTGGATACCGTTGCGCGAAATCGGCGCATGACAAAGAAGGCCGTTAGGGCGACTCAGGCCGGTACTTTTTACGGAAAATATGGCGTTGAAGCCGGACTTGCTGATGGTGTTCATTCGCCGCATGAGGCGTTTGCCGAGCTTCTTGAACTTATTTGATTGACATAAAAATCCCATAGGGATAGATTTTTATTCAACGAATCACTCAATATCTTGTTTTTCTGGAGAAACTGATGTCCAAATCCGCAACATACGCGCATCTCCTGCAATCAAACGCTGTAGCTGCCAAGGGCGCTGGCGCGAAAGAAGTCGATCCGAACGAATCAGAAACAATGGAAGCTCCTCCCGCCAATGATAAGGAAGATGGCAAGAAAGCCAAATCCAAGGCCAAAGTGAAGGCCGGTGAGGGCGATACAGAAGAAGACGAGGAAGATAAAGATTCTGACGAAGGCGAAAGCGACGAGAAAAAGGAAAAGAAAAAGGAAAAGGAAAATAAGGATCGCGATGACAAAGAGGACAAAAAAAGCAAAAAGGCTGCTGCCTCTGGGGATATGATCCGCGCTGCTGTTCTCGAAGAGCGCATTCGTTGCGCGACTATTTTCCGTAGTCAAGCTGCTGCTGGTCGTCCGCATGTCGCTGCTCAATTTGCGTTTCACACGGAGCTTGACGCTGAAGCGGCAATTGCTGTTATGGAAGCCACTATGATTGATACTCCTGCCGCGCCGACTCGCCGCGCGAGTATTGATGAGCGTATGGCGAAGGTTCAAAATGCAAATGTTGGCGTTGATTTTGAAGAGCAAACTGCGGCTGGCCCTGTATCGTTTGAACGTCTTGCCACCCTTTCTCCAGACCAAAGGGCGTTGGCGATTGTGAATGCAGGTCGCTCGAATCGTGGTGAAGAGCCTTTGAAGAAATTACCCGCCTGAGGCGAGTAGAGGGGCTTGGCCGGGGGACATAAAAATACCCCGGCTGAGTTCAGAACAAAACTTAATTTTGGGAGTATAACATGACGGTCACAGTAACTTCAAACGGCGATGTACCCCAACAGCCGATGAATTTCGACAATAGTTATTTGCCAGATCAACTAATCGCTGGTGTATTCCCGCGAGTAACCGGGAACGTCACCATTTCTTCTGGTGCGACCGTCAATAGCGTGACGCCGTTGCCACGCGGCACTATTCTAGGACAGGTATTGCTCGGCGCTGTTACCTCGGTAGCTGGGACAAATACGGGAACTGGTACGTTCACTGTGGACGGGACCAATCCGCTCCAGGCCAACGCAAAAGTTGGAGCTTACGTTCTTACAATTCTTGCAACTGGCCGCGCGCAATTGCTCGATCCCAGAGGTGTTGATATTGGCGAATATGATTACGGCTCTGCTGGCAGCGTCACAATTAACAATGAAATTAAAGGAGTTCTGGCTGATACCTCAACGCATTTTGTGGCGGGTGATAAATTTACCATCACAGTTGCGGCTGGCTCTGGGAATTACATTCCTTCGGTTACAACGGCTGTTGACGGTAGCCAAAATCCTACTGCTGTTTTAGCTGATGTCTCTGATCCAAGTGCAGGGGCTGTTAACGCCGGGGTTTATTTCACTGGTGAGTTCAATCAAAACGCAATCACATTCGATACGAGCTGGACGGTTGCTACATTGACTTCGCCTCTTCGTTCATTGAGCATCTTCCTCAAGAACTCCGTAAGTGCGGCTGATCCGACCAACGAGTAACTATTTTTTGGGTTAAACACCAGTAAAGGGAACAAACCATGGGCGCTTATAACTTTCCGTCAATTTTCGACACAAATACGCTGATCGCGGTTGTTCCTAATCTGAAGGTCGCCCAGACTTTCATTTTGGATCAGTTCTTTCCTTTGATCGAACAATCTGAATCGGAATTTGTCAGCATCGACGTTGATGTTGGTAAACGGCGTTTGGCACCTTTTGTCTCGCCAATGGTTGAGGGCAAATTGGTCGAGCAACGCCGCATTCAGACAAATACTTTTAAACCGCCTTACATCAAAGATAAGCGCGCGCCTGATCTTCGTCGTCCTGTTCGCCGTATGATCGGTGAGCGCATCGGCGGTGATAAAGACCCGGCTGTTCGCATGATGCAGAATCTTGAATTTGAAATGGCCGACCAGATCGATATGATTCAGCGCCGTCTTGAATGGATGGCTTGCCAAGAACTGATCAACGGCACGATTACGATGCAGGGTGATGGTTTTCCTGCCGTTACCATTGATTTCGGCCGTTCTTCTTATCTCACGATCACGCTGACGGGAACCGCTCTTTGGGATAGTGGCAACGCGGCTGCTACACCGGCTCTCAACATTGACACTTGGCAGAATCAGGTTTTGCGTGAGTCCGGTGCGGTCGTAACCGACATCATCTTTACGCCAACTCCTTATTACTACTTTATGAAGGACTCCACGGTTCTTGCGGCTGTTGTCTATGATACGTCGCGTTTTGGTTATCCCGGTAAGAACCAAGTCCAGATGGCTTCGGAAGCGCAGCATGGCGCGATCCTGAAGGGCATGTGGGGTTCATATCGCCTGTGGGTCTACAACGATTGGTATGTCGATGACGGCACTGAAGGCGGCACGCTCAATCAAGAATATCGCATGATCCCTGATGGCACTATTTTGATGACCTCTCGTGCTCTTATGGGCGTCCGGGCATTTGC